GTCTGACAAGATCAAGCATACGCCGGGGCCGTGGAGTCATCTCACCATCCTAAGTGCGAGCGAAAACAGCCAAGGGTTCAAGATCATCGGGCCCGATTGGTTTGGCATCGCAACAGTCGCGCCGCTTGATGAAGATGGCCGCGAGGGCGCCGCCAACGCCCGCCTCATCGCCGCCGCGCCGGATTTGCTGGTGGCGCTGGAGGTTCTGGTCAACGACCTCGGCGAACCCGAGGACGGAATTCAAGCGACCCTGATGAACGCGGCCCGCGCCGCCATCGCCAAAGCCACCGGAGCCAACAATGCGCCATGACCCCCCCGACCCCGCCGCCATCCGCCTCGTCGTCGGTGCCACAATCGCCTTTTGGTGTCTGGTTCTTTACCTTTGGCTGTAATGGGCAACCTCTCCCACCTCAACCTCCAACCCCCCGCCCCGCGCGATCCGGCCGACCAACTCAAGGACGCCATCGCCGGGGCGGGGCTCACTCCACCCGAGGCGGTCCACCTTGACGGAAAGCTGCACCGGTTCCAATCTGGCACCAAGGGCAAGCCAGGCCACGACAAACCCGGCTGGTACATCGCCTTTGCCGATGGCGTGCCGGCAGGCCGTTTCGGCGACTGGCGCACGGGCCACGATCAAACCTGGGTGGCCGACATTGGCCGGCAACTCAGCCCCGCTGAACAAATGGCAAACGCTCGCCGCATGGCGGAGGCCCGTGCCCTGCGTGACGCCGAAATCGCCCGCGCTCGCCAGATGGCCGCCGAAACCGTTGAGCGCATCTGGAGCGACGGCGGCGTGGCATCGCCGGATCACCCCTATCTCGCCCGCAAGCGCATCGCCACCCACGGCGCCCGCGTGACCGGTGACGGCCGGCTCATGGTGCCGCTGTACGATGAGGATGGATCGCTCTCGTCCCTGCAATACATCGATGCGGACGGCGGGAAGCTCTTTCACCCCGGCGGTGCCAGCGGCGGCCGATTCTGGTGGCTTGGCGACCTCAACACGGACGGACCAATCTACATCGCCGAGGGCTTCGCCACCGCCGCGACCATCCATGAAACAACGCACCGTCCCGTGGTGATCGCCTACAGCAGCCACAACATCCCCCGCGTGGCCGCCATCATGAGAGAGCGGTTCGGGGTGGCGGCTGACCTCGCCGTCGTGGCTGACAATGACCATTCCGGCACGGGCGCCAACTGCGCAGCCAAAGCCTCCCAAGAGTCCGGCACCCGCACCATCATGCCCCCGTACCCAGGCATGGACGCCAACGACTATGCGTTGGCGGGGAATGATTTGGCGGCGCTCCTGCGCCCCGCAAGCGCCGATGCGTGGCTGGTGCCGCTCAATGAGTTCTGCCGCCAGCCCGCCCCCATCGGCTGGCTCATCAAGCGATGGGTTCAGGACGACGCCCTCATGATGGTCCACGGCCCGTCCGGTGGCGGCAAGACTTTCGTCGTGCTCGACTGGTGCCTGCGCATCGCTCACGGCATCCAGGAATGGTTCGGCCAGCGGGTTAAGCCGGCGCCGGTCGTGTACCTGGCGGGCGAAGGCCACCACGGGCTGCGGGGCCGAATCTCAGCATGGCGCGAGCATCACCACCAGTCCGGCCCGGCGCAGATGTGGCTGTCCAAAGCCGGCTGCGACCTCAACAAAGCCGATGGCTTCCAGCAAGTGCGCCAGTCCATCGCCGCCCTGCCTGAGCCCCCTCGCCTGATCGTGGTGGACACCCTCCACCGGTTCCTGAGCGGAGACGAGAACTCAGCCGAGGACGCCAAGACCATGATTGACGCCTGCGGCGACCTGCAACGCGAATTCCGCTGCACCGTGCTGCTTGTCCACCATACCGGCGTGAGCGAGGAAGCGCAGCACCGGGCGCGGGGCTCGTCCGCATGGAAAGGTGCGCTTGACGTGGAAATCTCCGTCGTGCCCGCCAAGGACGGCGCCCCAATGGAGCTGGTTCAGCGCAAGAGTAAGGACGCCGAACTGGCCCCCACCATTTACGCCAAACTCGAAAGCGTGACCATCCCAGAATGGTTTGATGAGGATGGAGAGCCGGTGACGTCGGCGGTGTTGGTGGAGGCCGAAGCGCCGGAGCGTAAACAAGGCACCGATGATAAAACCGCCAAGCACGCAAAGTATTTCGAGAAACTGTGGTTTATGACTGGCGCGGAGGTTGTTGATGGATATCCATATATCTCCCGCAGTGCCATCCGAGATAATCTCGCCAATGTCATCCCCGACGTACGCAGCCCCGCCACGATCAAGCACCATATGGACCGCTCATATACTCGCGGCGGGTTTATCAACGCGCTGACGACCGCCAACATCATTCAAGAGCACCAGCACGGTTTTGTGCTCATTGACGATGCACTGTCGTCCGTTTTGTTGCTGCTTCGCAACATGGCGGGGCAAAAATGACCGCAGCACTTCACTGCACTTCAGAGCACTTCACGGCACTTCATGAAGTGCAGGGGCAAGGCGAGAAAACAGCACTTCGCAGCACTTCACACCCTTAGGGTGAAGTGCAAGGAAGTGCTGTCGCAGCGGCGCGAGACAACGGGCCAAACCGTGCAAGGTTCCGACCCCACCAAAAGCGGGTCAATTGTGAGTGACTACTAACCGAAAGGACAGACATGAGCGCGAACGAAATTCAAGTTGCCGGCACCCATTACAAGGACAAGGCAATCCAGCCGTGGGATTACATCGTCTCCAATAACATGGGGTATTTGGAAGGCAATATCATCAAATATGTGAGCCGGTGGAAGGATAAGGGCGGCGTGGCCGATCTGAAGAAGGCGCAGCATTACCTGCAAAAGCTCATTGAGGTGAGCGAGGCCCCAAAGACTATGGCGGATGTGGCGGAGTTCAGCCATAATCAAGCCTCCACTACCAAGTGAGTAAGAGTCATGGACAAGCAAGAGAAAGCCGCAGCAGTCATTGAGCTAATGCACTCGGGCTTGTCCATGCGTCAGGCTTGCATCCAGGCTGACATCACGCAGCAATCCTTTCTGCGGCGCGTGGAGGCTGATCCGGCGTTGGCGGAGAAATACGCGGGCGCGCGCGAGGCTTTGATCGACAAGCTGGCCGACGAACTGCTGACCATCGCCGATGCACCCGTTGGGTCCACGGGCTCTACGGACTCCGGCGCGGTGCAAAAGCAGCGGCTTCAGGTGGATACGCGCAAGTGGTTGCTTTCCAAGCTGGCCCCGCGCAAGTATGGCGAGAAGGTCACGCTGGCAGGCGATGCTGAGAACCCGCTGACAGTCCAAGCCATCGAACGCCGCATCGTCGATGGCAAGTAAGGGCCGAACCATCCAACTGCCTACGCCGCGTTGGCTGGTGCCTTTCCTGGCCCCGGCGCGGTACAAGGGCGCGCATGGCGGGCGAGGCTCGGGCAAGTCTCACGCCTTCGCGGAGATGGTGATTGAGGCGCACATCCTCGACCCCAAGCGCCGCACGGTGTGCGTGCGCGAGGTGCAGAAGTCGCTGAGCCAGTCCGTCAAGCGCCTGCTTGAACTCAAGATCGAGGCGATGAACGCGGGCGCGTACTTTGAGGTGCAGGAGTCATGCATCAAGTCCACGCGCGGCGACGGGCTCATCATCTTCCAGGGTATGCAAAACCATACCGCCGACTCGATCAAGTCGCTGGAAGGCTACGATTGCGCATGGGTGGAGGAAGCTCAGAGCCTCAGCCAACTGTCCCTCGATCTGCTGCGCCCGACGATCCGAAAGCCGGGCTCTGAACTCTGGTTCACCTGGAACCCGCGCAACGCCACCGACCCCGTAGACCAGCTACTGCGCGGTCCGGTGCCGCCGAAGGATGCGCTAGTCCGTGAGGTCAACTTCACCGACAACCCGTGGTTTCCCGACGTGCTGCGCGAGGAAATGGAGTATGACCTCAAGCGCGATCCTGACAAGTTCCAGCACGTTTGGAAGGGCGCCTATCTCTCAAATTCCGAGGCGCGCGTTTTCAAGAACTGGCGCGTGGAGGACTTTGAGGCCCCGCCTGACGCTGTGCATCGGTTCGGCGCAGACTGGGGCTTTGCCGTCGATCCTACGGTGCTTGTGCGCTGCCATATCGTCGGCCGCACGCTGTACGTTGACTATGAAGCCTATCGCGTTGGCTGCGAGATCACGGACACCCCCGCGCTTTTCATGACGGTGCCGGAGTCAGAGCGCTGGCCTATCACGGCAGACAGCGCCAGGCCCGAGACGATAAGCCACATGCAGCGGCATGGGTTCCCGAAGATAATGCCGGCCGTGAAGGGCGCCAAGAGCCTGGAGGAAGGCGTGGCGTGGCTGCAATCGTTCGACATCGTGGTGCATCCGCGCTGCGTCCATACGATTGATGAGCTGTCGCTCTACAGCTACAAGGTCGATCCCGACACTAACGCCGTCCTGCCGGTGCTTGACGACAAGGACAACCACGTCATTGACGCCCTGCGTTATGCGTGCGAGGGCGTGCGGCGTGCGGCTCATAACAAGCCCGCCACGGCCAAGCCCCTCCCCATCGCGAATAGATGGCGCGGCTGATAAGCAATTGATGTAGCTACAAAAAATGGGCGGGCGTGAATAGATTCCCAAGCCCCTTGACATCGCATAGAATCCCGACTAGATCAGTCAGGAATCCCACACATGGCCCGCCCCTCCAAAGCCGAAACCCTCGCCGCGATTCACCGCGAAGCGCTGACCGAGTTTGACGCGGTGCAGTCTGCGCTGCGAGACGTGCGGCTGGAGTGCCTGACCGACCGGCGATTCGCTACGGTCACGGGCGGGCAGTGGGAAGGGCTGACGGCGCAGTTTGAGAACAAGCCGATGCTGGAGGTGAACAAAGTCCACCTCGCCGTGCTGCGCCTGATTAACGAGTTCCGCAACAACAAGGTTACGGTGGACTTCGTTTCCAAGGAGGGCGACGAATACGACAAGCTCGCCGACCTCTGCGATGGTCTCTATCGCGCCGATGAGCAGGACTCGGGCGCCGAAGAGGCCTATTTGAACGCCTTTGAGGAGGCCGTCACGGGCGGTTTCGGCGCATTCCGCCTGCGCACCGCCTACGAGGACGAGGAAGACGACGAGGACGAGCGCCAACGCATCCGGATCGAACCAATTTTCGACGCCGACACGTCCGTTTTCTTCGATCTCCAAGCCAAGCGCCAGGACAAGGCCGACGCCCGCAAGTGCTGGGTGATTACCAGCTACACCCGCGAAGCCTACACCGAGGAATTCGGCGACGACCCGCAGACCTGGCCCAAGATGGAGGACGGCCGGCTGTTTGACTGGTTTACGCCTGACGTGGTGTACGTCGCCGAGTATTACCGCGTCGAGGAAAAGCCGGAAACCATCCATATCTTCCGCCACCTTGACGGGCGCGAGGAACGTTTCCCTGAGTCGGTGCTAGAGGATCAGCCCGAAACGATGCTGGAGCTTGAGGCGCTTGGCGCGGTCAAGGTCCGAGAAAAGAAGGTCAAGCGCCGCCGCGTTCACAAATATATCCTCTCCGGGGGCGGCATCCTTGAGGACTGCGGCGTGATTGCTGGCCGCCATATTCCCGTGGTGCCGGTCTACGGTAAGCGGTGGTTTGTGGACGGCATCGAGCGCTGCATGGGCCACGTCCGGCTCGCCAAGGACGCGCAGCGGCTCAAGAACATGCAGCTCTCCAAGCTGGCCGAGCTTTCCGCCAAGTCCAGCGTGCCCAAGCCCATTTTCCTGTCCGAGCAGGTGAGCGGGCATGAGCAGGTTTGGGCAGACGATGCGGTCAACGACTACCCGTTCTTGACCGTCAACCCCGTCACCGACGCCAACGGCCAAATCATGCCGTCCGGCCCGATTGCGTACACCCAGCCGCCGCAAATCCCGCCGGCTATGGCTGCGCTGTTGCAGCTTACCGAGGTGGACATGGCGGAAATCCTCGGCAACAACCAGCAAGCCGAGAAGGTTGTCAGCAACACCAGCGGCAAAGCCATCGAGATGATTCAGCAGCGGCTGGACTCGCAGGCTTTTATCTACATGGACAACATGCGGATTGCCGTGCGCCGTGCCGGTGAGATTTGGCTGTCCATGGCGCGCGAGGTGTACGTTGAGGAAGGCCGGAAGATGAAAACCGCCGCCCCCGATGGCACGACCGGAAGCGCCGAACTCGCCAAGCCCACGCTCAACGAGGACGGCGAACTCGAATACGAGAACGACAGCACCGAGGCTGACTTCGACCTCTACGCTTCCACCGGGCCGACCAGCGAATCCAAGCGCCAGTCCACCGTGCGCAACCTCATCAGCATCATGGCGGTGACGCAAGACCCCGAGACGCTGCAAGTCCTCAATAGCCTGGTGCTCATGAACATGGACGGCGAGGGTATGCAAGACCTGCGCGACTGGGTGCGCGCCCGCCTGATCCGCATGGGCGCCGTCAAGCCCACCGAGGAAGAAGCGCAGCAACTGGCCCAAGAGGCGCAAAACGCCAAGCCGGACCCGCAGGCCGCCTATCTGGAATCGGCCGCAGCGGCGGAGAAAGCCAAGACCATCAAGACCTTGGCTGACGCTGAACTGTCGCAGGCCAAGACCGCCGAAACCTATGCGGGAATTGATGCCGCAGAGATTGAAACGGCTATCAAAGCCGCCCAGGCTTTGCAACCACAAAACCCCGTGCAATAATCGGGCCAGCCGCTACCACCCGGCGGCTTACTTTCGGGTGAGTTTGAGGGTTACAGATGGATCAATTGGCAGATGAGGTGATTGTCGAGGACGCGGAAACTGAGATTGAGGCACCCGCAGAGGTTGAGGCTGTAGAAGCCGAAGCCCCCGCAGAGGCCCCGGCCGAAGAATCCGAAGAACTGACCGTCACCATTGGGGAGGAAGCGCCGCCCCCCGAGGAAAGTGTTTCCGCACCGGAGTGGGTGCGGGACTTGCGCAAGCAGTATCGGGAACTCCAACGCGAGAACCGCGAACTGAAAGCTAAGGTTGCGCCGGCCGAAGTTAAGCCGACGCTGGGCCAAAAGCCGACGCTTGCCCAATTCGACTATGACGAGGAAGCCCATTCCCGCGCGCTTGATGCGTGGTATGAGCAGAAGCGCCAAGTCGAGCTTGAGCAAGAGAAAGCCAAAGCCGCCGAGGCCGAAGCCGCGCGCGAGTGGCAGACCAAGCTAGAGGGCTACAGCAAAGCCAAAGCCGAGTTGAAGGTGAAACACTTCGATGAGGCCGAAAGCGTGGCTCAGGACATTTTCAGCATCACCCAACAAGGCATCATCCTTGAAGGCGCCGAAAATCCCGCTCTGGTGGTGTATGCCCTTGGCAGCAACCCGAAAAAGGCGCGAGAACTTTCCGCCATCACGAACCCTGTGAAGTTTGCCGTGGCGCTTGCCAAGCTGGAGACGCAATTGAAAGTGAACGCACGCAAAACGGCCCCGCCGCCCCCGGAGAAGGGAATCGCCGCCTCGTCGGCGCCCAAATCTGGATCGGTGGATTCTGTGCTTGACCGCCTGCGCGAGGAAGCCGACCGGACGGGCGACCGTTCCAAGGTTGCGGCCTATCTGCGCAGCAAGAAATCCTGATCCCAAACTCACCTGAAAGGTAATTCACCATGGCTAACGCCTTTTCCAAAGAAGAACGCGTTGCGTTCGACGAACTCCTCGCCGGTTTCCAAGATGCTCTGGTCCTGTCCAAGCAGGTCAAGGTGTACGGCACCGACCAGACCATGATGGCGCGGACCAACGACACCATCTGGCGTCCGCAGCCCTACATCATCCCGTCGTATGACGGCATGGACCAGACCGCGAACTTCAACGACAAGACCCAACTGTCGGTTCCGGCGACCATCGGCTTCAAGAAGGCCGTCCCGTGGCGCATGGATGCCAGCGAACTGCGCGACGCTCTGCAAGAGGGCCGCCTGTTTGCCTCCGCGAAGCAGCGTCTGGGCTCGGACATCAATACGTCCGTGTTCAACACCGCTGCCAACGGCGGCACGCTGTTCGTCAAGCGCACCGGCGCCCTGACCGGCTTTGATGACGTTGCCCAGTGCGATGCCATCATGAACGAGCGCGGCGTCCCGCAAGAAGATCGCAGCCTGTTCCTGTCCTCGCGTGATTACAACAGCATGGCGTCCAACCTGGCTTCGCGTCAGACGATGCAGGGCAAGCCGGTCACCGCCTACGAGCAGGCTTACGTCGGCCGCGTGGCGTCGTTTGACACGTTCAAGATGGACACGGGTGGCCGCCTGACCGCTGCCGCTGGCGTGACCGTGACCGTCAACGGTGCCAACCAGCGCTATGTGCCGAAGGCGACCAGCACCGCCGGTTCTGGTGAAGTCAGCAACGTGGACAACCGCTATCAAAACCTGACCATCGCCGTCACCAGCGGCACGGTCAAGGTTGGCGATGCGTTCACCATCGCGGGCGTCAACAGCGTTCACCAGATCACGAAGGCCGACACGGGCCAGCCGATGACCTTCCGCGTGACCGCGATTGTCAGCGGTGGTGGCGGCTCGGGCGTGGTGCAAATCTCGCCCCCGATCATCGCTGCCGACTCCAGCCCGACCCAAGCTGAAACGCAGTACAAGAACGTGACCGCCACCCCGGCGAACGGCGCGGCCATCACCTGGCTCAACACCACGGCCAGCCAACTCAACCCGTTCTTCCACAAGGACGCCATCGAGATTCTGCCCGGCCGTTACGCCGTGCCGACCGACGCTGGCGCCGCTGTGATGCGCGGCACGACTGACCAAGGTTTCGAGCTGGTGTTCACCAAGCAGTTCGACATCAAGACTCTGGTCACGAACTACCGCGTTGACGCCGTGTGGGGCACCGCCCTGCTGGCGCCTGATATGGCGGGTGTGCTGTTCGGCAACCAGTAACGAGCATTGACCCCGGACCCGGAGCGCAGTAATATGCCTCCGGGCCTTCGGGTTCCATGTTTGTTCTCCTCCTGGGTTGACTCCCTTGCCCCGGCCTCGTGCCGGGGCTTTTTTTAGGTTGCGGGGTCGCGGCCGGAGCGTGTGAAAGCCACGACAAGCTGCCCGGTGCAAGTCCGGGCTTTTCTTTTTGGCGACTTGGCATAGAATATGCTCATGCCCCCTCCCACCACCATGCTCTACAAATGGCCGGGTCCGCATGAGATTCATGGCGACCGGTTCGATTATGTGATCGTGCCGGATTCGGATGTGGATGCGAAGTTGGCGGAAGGCTGGAAACTCAGCACGCCCGAGGCTTTGGAGGCCGGAAAGGCCCCGCCTGCTGCGGAGTCCGTTGCAGAGGTCAAGCGCGGCCCAGGCCGCCCCAAGAAGGACGCCTAAATGGCCTGGACCAAACGCGAGTTCATCGTTGCGGCTCTTGAGGAAATCGGCCTTACCTCGGCTTATGACCTCGCGGCCGATGAACTCGCGGCCAGCCTCAAGCGTCTTGACAACATGATGGCGACCTGGAACGCCAACGGCCTGCGCCTTGGCTATCCGCTGCCTGATACCCCGGCCGCGTCCAACATTGACGACAATACCAATGTCCCGGACCGCGCCAACGAGGCAATCGTTCTGAATCTAGCGATCCGCCTCGCGCCGATGTACGGCAAAACCGTTTCGCAGGACACCAAAGTGTCGGCCTCCGCAGCGTATCGCGTGGTGGCTAACTATGCCGTTGCGCCGCTGCCGCGTGCGATGCCCAATGATGCGGTGCCGGCGGGGGCGGGGTGGAAGAATACGCTTGATCCATTCCTGCCCACGCCTGCGACAACGCTGGACACCGGAACTGACGGAGTGATTACGCTGTGACGACCATCAACAATCTGTCGCGCTCCGAAACGGTCGCCGATGCTGACCTCATCCCGATGTGGAACACCAGCGAGGGGGATACCCGCGCGTTTCCGGCGTCGGCGCTGAAGGATTCCACGCAGGTGGGCGTGCTGCGGGCTGATCTGGCCGCATCCTCCGGCTCTAGTCTGGTGGGCCATATCGCCAGCGGCACGGGGGCGGTTGCGCGCACCGTTCAAGCCAAACTGCGCGAGCGCCTGAGCGTGCTGGACTTCGGCGCCACTGGCAACGGCGTGACCTCCGACACCGCAGCCGTCCGGCTGGCGCTGACTGCGGCATCGGGCCAATTGCTGCGATTCCCGAAGGGCGTCTATCGCCTACCATTCAGCGAGGTGAACGGTTTTTCCGTCCCCGCTGGCACTATGATTGAGGGCGACGGCAAAAACAACACCGAGCTTGTCCTCGCGCCGGATTCGGCCACCTATCGGAACCTTCTCGGCTTGGCGGCGAACGTCACGTTCCGAAACCTCAAGATCACGCTCTCAATCCCGAGCGGCGGCAGCGTGTCTCTGTTCGCGGGCGATCAGACTGGCCTGCTGGTGGAGGACTGCTACCTTGACGGCGGCACGACCAACAGCGGCGCAACGCTGTCTCATAACGCTTACGGGATCAACTTCTCCAACACGTCCAACAGCGACCGCATCACGCTGCGCGGCTGCGATATCACGCGCTGGGCGTTTTTCTTCCTCAAGACCAACGCCGCCACGTCGGCGCAGCGGCGAATCTCGGTCGAACACTGCGACTTCTTCGGCAACTACGAAGAAGATTGTTCGTTCAACTCGCCGGCTGGCATCATGGACGATATCCAGGTCTATGCCTGCCGTTTCCGCGATGGCGCAGGAGAGGCTGCTAGCCGATCGCAACTGTATGTCGCATTTGCCTCTTGCACGAATTTCCGCGTGGCGCTGTGCGACTTCCAAGGCGCGGTGCTGGAGGCTATCCACATTGAGGAAGCCAGCTATCGCGGCGCAGTGACCGGAAACACGTTCAACGTTGACGGTAACGGCGTGGTTGTGCAGGACAACAACGTCGGCGGCACGGCGCTAATGCCGACGGAACTAACGATCACCGGCAACGCGCTGAAAAAGGCGGGCAC